TTTCTTTGAGAAATGTAAACTTGATACACCAATTTACTTTGTTGACCCATCACCAACAAAATCTTTGGGTCTTGAGTACCCAGAGTTAAATATTAAATACATTGAAAAGGGTGCGGTTGAAGGCGTAACAGAATTGGTTAATAATTTAATAGTGCAAGCTATTGGAGATGATAAAAACGACAAATAATGAGTATTATAAAATTTAATTTAAAAGAAGAACACGTAAAATTATTAAGAAATTTACGTTGGGGTATGAAAGATAACCTTATTGTTAACATGAATAACGATGGTGAAGAATATATACCACCGTTTGGTGAGGATAATCTCTATGAAGCTATTGACGTAATATTGAACGGTAAACCAACTAATTTTGACCCATTCAATACTAACGAAATTGTTGAATATACTGACGAACAAAAAGCTGAATGGGATAAGTTGTATTCTGAATTACCAACAGCGTTAGATTTAGTTCTGTTCAACGGTAGTTATGAATTAGGTCTTTATAAGACAAAATGGCATTTACGTAATTGGGTGAAAATAAATTAATCATTCTTTATAGTTAAACACATCTTAACCATAAGTATAAAATAAATTTATATTTTTTGATAAAAAAACGTTTTAAAAGTTTGTTTTGTGTATTTTTTTATGTATCTTTGGTTAAAATTATAAGTTATGTTAAATTCAGTTTTAATTTCTTTGGATGGTAAAGAAAAATTAATAAATAACATAGTTACTTTATTAAAAGAAAAACCAGAAACTAAAAACGTTATGTTAGATACAATAAATTCTCAAAAATTTTCTGATGGAGAATTATGTGTTGATTTCAACAATTCGATTAGAGGTAAACGAGTTTATTTACTCTCTTCACCAAACAACTCAGATGAAATAATCAAACTTATTTTAGCTATAGATGCGGCTAAACGTTCAGCGGCTAAAGAAATTATCCCAATCTTACCTTACTTTCCTTACCAAAGAAGCGATAAAAAAGACCAATCTAGAGGTCCTATTGGTGCCAAGGTTATAGCTGAAATGATTCAACAGCATGGTGCTACGGGTATAATCACATTTGACTTACACGCTGACCAAATTCAAGGGTTTTTTAATATACCAGTTACACATTTGGAGGGTAAAAACATATTTGATTCTTATATAGCAAGTATTTACAATGAAAACATGATATTAGCGGGACCAGATGTTGGTTCTGGAAAAAGAGTTAAACGTATGAAAGAGCAATTAAATAAATTCCATGATATTAATATAAATTATATTATGTTGGATAAAACTAGAAGTCAAGCTAATGTTGTTGATAAAATGGTTATAATTGGTGACGTTCATGGTAAAGACGTTATTATCTTAGACGATATGATTGATACCGCAGGTACCCTATGTAAAGCCGCAGAAGTTATTATGGAAGCTGGGGCTAACAGCGTAAGAGCAATTATCAGTCATGGTGTTTTGTCTGGTCCTGCTTTGGGTCGTATTGAAAAATCGGTACTTACCGAATTGGTTATTAGCGATTCACTTGACCGTTTACCAGATGATATGGGTTATGGTCCAGAAAAAATAAAAATTGTTTCTTTAGCCAAACAAATTAGTTTAGCTATTAGCGCAATAAATTGTGATACCAGTTATGAATGGTTAAAAAAAGAAAGGTTTTAAAATGGGGGAAAAATAAATCATTATCTGACCGTATGATAGAATACGAGCAGTGTTATAGTTTCAAAATACCGAACAGGTCGTATGTAATCATACGCCTTGATGGTAAAGGTCAAAATGGTGAACCAGTTCAAAGAAGCAAGTGGATTCCTGACTATAATATTCCAATTTTTACACAAGACAGAGAATATCTTATGTCTTTGATACCAAAAAGCGAGATTATTACAGAATAACTTGCTTATTAGCAAATATGTTAGTATATTTGTAAAAATAACATTTCAATAATAAAAATTTTTAATGAAGTTTAAAGAACTTACGAATGAACAAATTGAACAAGCCCGAAACATTTATTTAAACAAAGATTTGTCTTGGGATGACCGAATGACTCTTCTTATGAAACTTTTCGGTAAATCAGAAAGAACTGCTCGCAAATGGTGCTCAGTAAAATTAGGGTTTAAAGAAAAACAAGAAGTTGAACCAGAACAATACATTAAAGCAAAAGAAAAGAAACACAGTGATGATAAAAAACGTTTTATCGTTACGTGGGCGCAAAACAACACGCCAGTACATAAGAAATTGCTTCGAAACATTGAAGCTTACGCTGAATTTATTGATGCTGAAATTCTTGTGATTGCTGGGCGTTACAAAAATCCAACCAGTATTTGGACTTACAATAACAAAAACGAAGAACATTGGAAAAAAGAGGTTGAACCTTATTTGGATGCTAACAGACACGACATTCACAAATACGTGTCAATTATGTCTGATATCAAAGTACAACCAACAGCTGTTAATCCAATGACTGGAATGCAAGCGATTAGCGGGGTTAACTCATGTATCTTTGGTAGTCCGAAGGTACAACTAGAAATGATTCCTGTGCTTGAAGGAAATAAACCTAAAATTATGCTTACCACTGGTGCGGTAACAGTTAAGAATTACACTGACGCTAAAGCTGGTAAGGTTGGAGAGTTCCACCACACATTTGGATTCGCTATTGTTGAAATCAAAGATGATGAAACATTCTTTGTTAGACAAGTAACAGCCGATGATAAATCAGGTAATTTTACCGATTTAATCTATCGAGTTCAAGATGGCGGTATCAGTCAAATTAACTCAATAGCTGCTGCTATATTGGGTGATATACACTACGGTCATCATGACCAAGAAGTGTTGGATACAACGTTATCATTTTTGGACAAAATAAAACCAGAACACGTTGTGTTACATGATGTATTCGACGGTGATTCAATTAGTCATCACCAGATGAAAGACCCATTTATCCAATATGGGAAAGAAATGACTGGAACCAATGACTTGGAAAAAGAGGTTAATGCTATGATGGTTGGTCTTGAACCATTTGAGAAATTTAACAATGTGGTAATTGTAAGAAGTAATCACGATGATTTCTTGGATAGATGGTTAAAGAATGAAGATTGGAAGAAACAACCTACGTATAAGAACTCTAGATTGTATATGAAGTATTCTGACATTTTGTTAGAACAGTACGGTAAAGACCCTTACAACGTTAAAGGTGTTATCCCTAGTCTTATCAATGAAAAATTCCCTAAATTCAAAACACTTGGAAGAGCAGCATCTTACAAAGTTAAAGGTTGGGAGTTAGGACAACATGGTGATATTTCTGCTAATGGGTCAAGAGGGTCATTGGTTAATTTTAGAAAATTAAACACCAAAATCATAGTTGGTCATTATCACACACCTGGCCGCAAGGATGGTGCGATTGCAGTTGGAACCAGCACCAAGCTAAGAGTTGGATATAACCAAGGTCCAAGTTCATGGTTACAATCACATGTCATTATCCATAACGATGGTAGGGCTCAGCATTTGAACTTTATTGATGGTGAGTTTACAACCTTTGAAATTTAAAACAAAAAAAAAAATGACAAAAAGAGATTTAATTTTAAGAGATTATCAAATTCCAGCGGCAGAACATGCCTTGCAATCACCTAAATGTGTGTTAGCTATAGCGCCTAGTGGTGGAAAAAACAGAAATTTCAATATACGTCATACAAGAGTACTTAATTCAAAACCCTATTGCTAGGGTTTTGATTTTGACTCATTCGACAAACGTATTGTTAAATAACTACACTGACAGATTAGATTCGTTAAATTTAGGGTTTGAGTATTCAACTTCTTATGACCCTAATGTTAATGTTCACGTATGTTTACCACACGTAGAATATAAAATTGATGGTAAATATGATTTCATAATCGTTGACGAGGCGCATGAGAATTATTTTGCACCTAGAATGCAAAGAATCATAAAAAAAGCGAAACCAAGTAAATTATTATTATTGACTGGTACCCCAGCTGTCTTTATCAAAGAAGGTGGTTATGACATTTATGCTATAGCGGCC